GCGAGCTCTTCCGAACTGTCTAAGGAAAAAATGTACGGGCAACTCACTAAGCTATCCACACAAACAAGAGTAAGAAAGATAAAAAGACTACAAAGACCAACTCCAGCTTTGAAAGCATCTGGTGCTTTGTATAAAAGTATAAAGACAAATAAAGATTCTTTAGAAATGTTATCATATGGAAAACTGCATCACGATGGGTTTACAACTGATAAAAAATCTATGATTCCTAACATAAAAATAGAAGCAAGACCTTTTATTTCTGTTACAATAAAGAATAAAAAAGAAATTCAAAAAAACTTTATTAAGAGTATTGAAAAAGCACTTAAAAAATAAATTATTGTATTATATAAAGGCACAAGGGTAGATTATGGCAAAAGAAGGAACTGAGTTAGATGGAAAAGATAGAAGATTACTTGCTGAAATTGCTTCTGGAATGTCTTACGACACAAGAATATTCAATCAAAGATTTAGACAACAAATTGAAAGGCTTAGAAGAAGTGGTCTTGATGAACAATCAATTATTAGGGTTCTTGAGCAAGACTTTATGTCCAATGGTAGAATCTTTGGAGAGCTTCGAAATTCAATCAAACGAGGAGTTGTTGGAGGAATTAATCAAGCATTCCGCAGATCGGGAGAAATGGGGGAAGGCTTAAGATGGATTGCAGTATCTAAAAATATTTGTGATGACTGTCAGGGTGTAGCAGGTGAGATTGATACTTGGGAGAATTGGGAAAAAAGAGGTTTGCCAGGATCTGGATGGAGTATTTGCAAAGACAACTGCTACTGTCAACTAGTCCCTGAATCAATGGAAATAGACGATAGTATATTTATATGAACAATTTTAATTTATTAAGCTGTATATGCATTGTGTGCAAGTGGACATGGGAAGTATTAGCCGTTGAGGCTGATAGAGAACAAGAATGCCCAGAATGTAAATCATACGATACGAAATCTTTTTTAAAGAGACTCCACTCCTAGTGCTTTTTCTCTTTTTATTATTTTTTCCTGCCATTCTTTACGCTGGGCAGGGGTTTGCCTACCTTGTTTAGGTGGACTAAAACCTACAGCCTCAGCTCTTTCTCTCCACCTTCTAGCTTCTCTTCGTTTCTTATTCTTTTTTAAGTTCTTTTTTATTTCTTGTCTTTCCTGTTGTGGAGTTATCTTAACAGGCTTTAAGGGAACAACTGGTCTTTGGGGCAGTATCTCTACATCATCAAATATATCAGCATCCTCTGGCACTTGAGTACTCAAAAATTTTTCAAATGGGCTTTTATGATTATTAACCTCAACTCTTTTAATAAGTTTACCTGAATGTTCTAATACTAGCCTACCAGCTTGAACATTCCCAGCTTCAGCTTCTCGTATCATACTATTTAGTACAGTTGGTAATTTAGAGCCAAAAGTAACCATATATTTTTGATAAAAAATTTCTACAAACTCAGGATCTTTAAGCCAATTATGTATAGTAGCTTTTGTAACCCCAGCTTTATCTGCAACCTCCTGTATAGATGTCTCAGGTGACGATACAAGCATATCAATAGCTAACGATTTTTCTGGTTTCCACTTGGCTGGTAATGTAACACTCATAATAAATTCCTTAAATAATGGTATATTCTACGGACTTTCTTATTTTTATACAAGAGATTTAACCTAAATCCAGATAAGGCACTAATACTACTATACAATACATAACATAAAAGCGTTAGCTTTTAAAGGACTTTCTTTTGAGATTTTTTTTATAAAGTGGGCTCTAAGTGTTTGTTATGCAATAATTTATGGGGAATGGCTATGCACCTTATAAATATTCGAAATATACGCCCTTACCCTAATATAAGTCAAGTAAAAAATAAAAATAAAATTGGAACGGATCGCCTAAAGTCAAGTAAAAAATAAATAAATCTTTTTTGTTGCTTTTGTGGGTGGCTTATGGTTACACAAATTAAAATCAAATTAACTATTGACAAACGACAAAACACCCCAATTAAATCTTTACATCTTGAATAGAATTTACTTGTTTTATTGGTTACTCTTTACTATGGAGATAACTTAATTGATGCTTAGTTGGTTTTAGGTAAAATTGAATGATTTTCACGAGGGTAAACGCTTTCTTTGGTACTTCTAACACCAAAAGAAATGTTTTTAATGTAAATGTATGAACGCTTAGAATATGGGCTCTATGGATCAATTAGACACCCCTAAAAGCTTTTTGACAAAAGCAAGTAAAAAATTACATAAAATGAATTTTTTTCTTAATAGATGTAAAAAAAATGTAAATAGTTGTTGCATTTGTGAAAAATAATCGCTTTTTTAAAATCCTTTATGTGATTGGATAGTTTTAAATAGTTAAGGACTTAAACATTTAAATAAAGTTTTTGTTGACACGCATCGATTTAAGCCCTAGGTTCTACTTGTCAATTAAATAACATAACGAGCCGAAGGCTCCAAGGAGAACAAAAGATGTCAAAAACAAATACAAAAATCACAGTTAAAAAACCTACTAAAAAAGAGATAAATAATGCCCTGTCTTTAGGGTGTGAAATGGTGACTAAATCTCAAATTGTTACGGATGTAATCAAAAGAGATTTACATCATAGAGATGAAAACAATCAAACCCAATTAACAAATAAGTTTGACGCCATTATGAAAGATGGGGACGAGGAAATGAAAGAAGATATTAAGCGTTTCATTAAGCGACAAGTTCAGACACTAATTAAGGAAAAGCCTGTACAATTTACCATTTTAGGAGATGAACAAGAAACGCATTCGGTAACATTAAAAAAGGTCACAATGCCAATGATTGAAAATGTTGAGGGAATTTATGACAATTTTAATGAGTCTGATTTAGGTAGTTTTAGAGTCGTAAAGATTGCCAAGCCAAAAGCGGAAGAATTAAGCCTTGAAGAGGAATTAATGAAATGGATGAGAAGCAAGAAATCAGCGGGACTCTATACAGGCAGTAAAGGAATGGAGAAAGAGGTTGAATTGTATGATGTTGAGGCAGTAATGGCATTATGTGACAATATAAAGAAAGGACTAGTATAAACCCAAACTGACGAGGGGCTAGTTACTTTTCTAGCCCCGAAATCCATTAAGGATATTTGGTATAAAAGGAGAAAAAACCAGTGGAACAAACATATAAACATATTGCAAAAACAGCTTACAAAAATGATACAAATTGTTGTACTGTTATTGCTTCGGCGATTGCATTTAATCAACCATTTGAAAAAGTGCAAAAACATTTTTTTAAAAAAGGATATAGAAAACAGGGAAAAGGTTTTTTCTTATTAAATCATATTGATGATATTTGCAAACATTTTAATTACAAATATGAAATTATTACAAGTCACAAATTCCAAGTAAGAGAAATGTTCGGGAGAGGATTAACACCAAATAACGTAGCTGATTACTTAGATTTAGGGACTTATTTAATCGGCGTAAATAGACATATTTTTACCTTAAAAAATGGAAATGTGGAAGATTGGACACGCAACAAAAAACACCACATAGAAAGAATTACTAAAGTTGAGCCGATAAAAAAAGTTAAGGACTTAACTATTTCAAAACCAAAATACGATTTTTCACAATTTTAATAAAAGGAGAAAACAAAATGAAAGTATATGTAGGAACTTACGAAAAGTACAACAGCGGAAATATAAAGGGTGCTTGGCTAGATTTAACAAATTACAAATCTAAAAAGGAATTTTACTCAGCCTGTGAGAAATTACACGCTGAAGAATACAGCCCTGAATTTATGTTTCAAGATTACGAAAATATTCCTAGCCAATTAGTCGGAGAATCTTTTATTGATTCAAGGGTATTTGATGTAATAAATTTAGAACTTGATGAGGATGAACAAGAGGCATTTTTTGAGTTTATGAACAACCAAAATTTTTATTGGGAAGATATAAACGAGGCTTTTGATAACTTTGAAGATTGTTCAATGGGTAAATATGACGAATTGCAAGACTTCACCGATGAACTAGCAGATAATGATATTGATTGTTATATGGACAAAGATAATCCCTTGATACATTATTTTGATTATGATAAATATTACCACACAATGAAACACGACTATTTTATTACTAGTAATGGTTATGTTTTCGCTAATAGATAAGGAGTTATAAAAATGCTAACAGAAAAAGAAATTAATAATTATTGCGACCATTTACGCACTGAATATAAAAATGTAAAACCCGAAAGCAGACATTTTAACAGAAATGATTATGACGAATACATGGAGGGTTCTTTAAATATTTTTGCTGTAAAAATATATTTTGAGCCTGTAATATGTAGAAATACTCATAAACTTATAAAAGGGCATACAATTTTTACTTATTGCAAAACAAATGAAATGCAAAAGGCTATAGATAAAGCAATTTATGCTTATGGAGATATAAACACAGAGGACAGATATATTTTAGAGGTTTATAATTTAGAACCTAATTTAGATGATGATAGTTTAACATTGCAAGAGATGAACTTTGAAAAAGTTAAGGACTTAAACATTTTACTAGAAAGGAAAATATGAAATGAAGAAAAATAAATACGTAGTAATTGCAAATTGGGATTCATGCGATTCAATGGTCTATGGGTTATTTGATTCATATGAAGATGCCAACAAGTTTAGAGATAATTATAAATGGGATGATTACGACAGAAACAACGAGCTATATTTGGAGGTAGAAAAATTGCAAGGGGTTAAACAATGATAACATTCATTATAATAATGTTTATTTTATTAATAGTAGATATAATAATAAAAGGGGTAACAAATGAATAAATTAATAGGGGTTATTTTAGGGGTTATTTCTGGATCACTTTTCGTGATTTTAAAATTTGACCATTATTTTATAATGAGATTTTTAGAAATTGTATTCCCTAGTTTATTTTGGATTATGTTATTATATTTAACAATATACAGAGAGGTATAAAATGGTAAACATTGATAAAGAAAATAGAAAAATAGTTAATGAGGCATTAAAAGAGATTGAAAACCTTATTACATCAGATGTCTTTAATAATATGGCTTGGGATGAACCCGATTTAATGATTGACATGGGTTATAAATTTGATAAGGATGATTTATTAACAAGTATAAAACTTGCTAGAGAAATTGTATGTAATAGAACCGATTTATTTTTGGGGGTTATAAATGAATAGTCTTAGAAAGGGTATGATTGGAGAATCTTTTGCAAAAATTGACCTAATAAAGAGGGGTTTATATCCTCACAAAGTTGAAATTGATGATGATGGAGTTGATTTTATAGTAGAGGACAAAGAAAAAAATAAGATGTTTACTCTACAGGTAAAATTATCTAACCAATATGATAGTATAGATTCCGTGGTATTTGATGTAAAAAAATCTAGAGCAGATTGGGTAGCTTTAGTACATGAGATTAAACAGCCTAACGGCTTGACTAGCCCTGTTATAATGTACGTAAAGAATAAGCGACATAATAAAAGATGGCAGATTAATATGAGGATTGGCAACAAGTCAACTAATAAACAAATAAAATTAATTCATCATTGGAAAGATTATATAAATCCAAGGTTTTAATATTCCTTGACTATCATTTATATTATTAATAACTTATATCTAACAATAGGAGAACTTATGCAGATTATATTATTATTAACACTTATGGCACTTATTATATGGGTGGCTAAATTAAAAACAGATTTAAATATTGAGAGAATGAAAGTAGATACTTACAGATTTCACGCTCTCAGACTTAACCATCAAATAAGGAGAACAAGATAATGCTAAATAAGGTAAGCAAGAAAGAATGTATGGATGCTATAGAGTATTTATTTACTCAAGGTTATACATTAGAAATGACTAGCGATAAGAAATATTATACTGAGATACTACTTAAGAAAGTAGCTAATGATTATAATATTGAACTCAGAGGAATAGACGAGGGGGCAGAATAGTGAAGTCAGAGAATATATTACTATATGAAAGTAAGAAAGCTGACAAAGTTATAAAGCACTGTAAAAAATGCAATAACTGTTGGGAAAAATTACTTTTTCAAATTAATGGTGCAGGGGGAAGAATGGAGTCAAAACACAGGAAGTATGTTTTAACACATCAAGATTTTCCATCATATGGTAAAACAAAAGAAACCTGTCCAACTTGCTTAGGTCTGACAAGCTATACGCAAAGTGTAAAAGGGTTTATTGTAAAAGAAATAATAAAAAGTTAAGGACTTAACTAAATAGGAGAACACATGTTAACAGAAAAACAAAAAGAAAAGTATCTAGAAACAAATCAATTTCAAAAAGATTGTACAAGTTTCAATGATAAAATGAATGAGTTAATAACTAACCATGTTGAAGAGTTATCAAATAATAAGTTTGATAAATTTTCAGAAATAGTATTGCCAACTTTATTTATACACCATATAAGTAATTATTTTGAGCATAATTTGGTTCATAGCGAAGAATCAGCAAATGCCTTTGTTAGTAGTATAAAAGCAACGATAATGGATAATTGTAATATTCAGCCAGAATTTGACGATTATAAATTAATTGATGATATGGGGGCTGTAGCATGAATGTATTAGAATTGTTTGCAGGTTCTAGGTCTTTTAGCAAAGTTGCTGAAAGCCTAGGACATAAAACATTTACATCTGATATAAATGCCTTTGATAAGATTGATTATGTCACAGATATATTAGAGTTTGATGTGGACAAAGTACCATTTAAACCCGATATAATTCATGCTTCTTGCCCTTGTACGTTCTTTTCTGTGGCTAGTATAGGTAAACATTGGCACAAAGATAATACCCCTAAAACAGAACAAGCAAAGCTAGGTATAAAAATAGTTCAAAAGACTCTAGATATTATAGATCACTTTAATCCGAAGTATTTTTATATTGAAAATCCTAGAGGTAAATTAAGGAAATTGGATGTTATAAAATCTGTTCCATTTAGAAAAACTGTAACCTATTGCTCTTATAGTGACACAAGAATGAAGCCAACAGATTGGTTTACAAATGACTTTGAATGGATTCCTAGAGGTATGTGTCACAATGGTAACAGAGATTGTCACCATGAACCTGCACCTAGGGGTAGTAGAACAGGTACGCAAGGTCTTAAAGGTAACTATGAGCGTAGTAAAATACCTCAAGAGTTATGTTATGAAATACTAGAAAATAAGGAGATATAATGCTAGAAAAAAACAGAGTATTAGCTGAGGTACAAAAACATTCCATTGGGCTAAGTGGAGAACATAAAGATGTTTTTAATTTTGTATATCACTTAATAAATAATATGAACCCCGATTTATTAGAGGGTATATTATTTGATTGGAATAGAGGTAGTGACAATGTATGAAGATATTATTAGTCATATCCTAAAAGAAAATCAAAAGTATCACGAAGCACTAGAAGAAATAGCTAGTTGCTCAGAACAAGGTAACCCTATCTACTTAAGAGAAGTAGCTAGAAAAGTATTAAAAAAGGAGACAATATGAGAATGCCAAGAGTATATATTAATAACCATGTTTTAACCAAGTATGAAAAAGAATCTAGTAAGCTTAGAATGTCTGGGGGAAGTTGGACAATTAACGTAGAAAAATTCCCACTTGCAAAATATCATACTATTCGTTATATTACAAAGCAGTATGTCTATGATATAGAAACAGAAGAGGCTCTTTCTAATGGTTTTTATAAAAACTTAGGTGGAGAAAAGAAGTTAGTTGTCCCTATAAAACATTGGAGTAAATATGCCATATCCATTTATAATAAACTTATGTCCTCAAAACAAGGAGAATAATAATGTTAAGGATGAACAGAGAAAAAAACGATATCCAAACATCCGTAAAAAAAAATTGTGCAAATTATAATACTAATTTTATATGTTCGGGTATTATGATTGACAAGCAACTTAATCAAATTATTGATAGTGAGTATGCAGGGAAGGTTTGCAGAATCAAAGAAGGTAAAGAGTGTGCTTACTACAGTAATTGTGTCACAGATAATAAATAGGAGAAAATATGAAAAGTGGATTTTATGGTATTATACCAAAAACAATATTACATCATAAGAAATTAAAAGCAACCTCTAAGTTAATATATGCTGAAATTATGGCATGTTTAGAAGATGATGGTTCATGTATAAAAAGGAATATTTATTTTAGTAATGTTCTAAATATTGCAAAAGATACTGCTTCTAGAAATATTGCAGAATTAAGAGATTATGGGTTTATTTATGTTCAAATTGAACTAGAGAAAGGCACAGAAAGATTTATAAAAAGATGTATTACCCCTATGCAGAATTTCCTATGGGTTAATCAAGATGCTGATATACCCTATATGCAGAATAATCTAGGGGTTGATGAATCTACTAGAGGAACAGATGCCTTGACCTATATGCAGAATACGCAAACATTATTAAGTAATAATAATATAAGTAAAATATATACCAATGGCAATAAATCCAATACCCCTATTAATAATGATATAAACCCTGAACAATTAATTGCACTAAAGAATGTGGCATCTAATTTTCTACATAAACAGAAAAAAAGATTTCCTCATTTATTTGAAGGAAAAGATGAAACGGATTTACTTAATAAAGCAATCAACACATTATATGATTTAATTAAATTAGATAAGGTTAATTATAATGTCGTTTGTGATGTTTTAGATTTTACATTGGGAGATAAATTCTGGCACTCTCAAGTCACATCATTACATACATTGAGACATAAGGCAAATAATGGAAATATAAAGTTCCATAATATATTAACATCATACAATCAACAGGGAGGTTAAATATGACATTTGAGGAGAACGGCATATTTGTTAGAGGTACATCACGGCAAGAAAAAACTACTTGCCCTAAGTGTTCTCATGTTAGAAAAAATAAATCAGATACTTGCTTATCTGTAAATATTGATGAAGGAGTGTGGCATTGCCATCATTGTGGATGGAAGGGATCACTAAATAAAAAAGTTAAGGACATAACTATTTCACCAATAGAAAAACCAAAACCACCAAAGACAGAATTACCCGAAGAAGTATATCAGTGGTTTGAAGATAGATGCATAACTAGAACAGTTGTGGATGCAGAGAAAATAGGTTTTGATAATAGGTGGATTCATTTTCCCTTTTATAAGGAAGGTGAAGTTGTAAATATAAAATCAAGGACAGCAGATAAAAAGTTTAAGCAATCTAAGAATGCAGAGAAATGTTTTTATAGATTTGATGCAATGAAAGGTATGGAAACTATTATTATAACTGAAGGAGAGATGGATGCATTAGCATTGGTGCAGTCTGGATTTATGAATGTTATATCTGTTCCAGATGGTGCCCCTGCTAGTGGCTCAAATCCAACTGATAAGAAGTTTAGTTATTTACTTTCAGCTGAAGAACATTTAATGAGTGCTGAGACTGTTATATTATGCACAGATTCAGATAGTGCAGGTAAGTTCCTAAGAGATGAATTATCTAGGCGAATAGGTAGAGAAAAATGCTTTAGAGTCACATATCCTGATGGCTGTAAGGATATGAATGAGGTACTTATAAAGCACGGAGAAGATGAGGTTCAGAACATAGTAAGTAATTCACACCCTTACCCTATTGATGGTGTTATAATGGTTCAAGACATCGAAGATGATGCTATTGACTTATTGTTAAAACCCCAACACAAGGGCTTATCTACAGGATGGAGTGCTGTCGATCCACATTATTTAGTTAGCCCATCAGAGGTTACAATTATAACAGGTGTACCTAATATGGGTAAGTCAGAATGGATGGATGCCTTAATGATTAATATGGTTCAATC